ATCGTTGTAGTGATGTTTCTTCCATAAATTCCTCCGCTTTTCTATCTGTTAATCTGGTAAGTTGTTTATCCAGTTTTCATTGCTTTTTTTACGTTTGTTGAATTCGACTGTATTCATAACTTCAACAATCCGATCTAATTCTTTTTCTGACTCTGGCTCAAAATGACCAATAGCTTCGCCATTTTTTAACAGCCAATAACTATGATGTCCGTTTCCTTTGGTATATGTTTTCATCGTGAAACCTCTTTCTGTTGTTGCGTTAACCCAAATCTGTCAATTAACGCCATTAATTAAAATTATCTATCAATATCAGTGTCGCAAATCACTGTGTTATGTTTCGTTTATTCTGCTCTATAAATCAATTTACGTAGCCTAGCGTTCTCTTTTTCAGCTTCGCCTAGCTTCATTTGCAACAAATCACGCTCAGCCTTTAGCATTAAATACGTCTGCTCTGCCTGCCCTTGGCACTCACTCAGAAAATCTATTTCCTTTCTTAGCCTAAAGATCAAACTTAGTTCTTGCTGTGGTGACTTGCATGCTCGTTTCATTGCTTAATGATAATCGCTTATGTTTATTTTGTTAAATACCGATTTAGAATAGATAAACAAATTATTATAACCTTAACAGGGATGCAAGTACCCTGTAATTTAACTTTATATTGCTTAATTACTGTGTCCAGTTAGCAAGCTATATTTAACAATATCCAGCACCCCAATAAACTGTGCTAGTGATATTTGTCCGTCATACTTTTCTATCAATTTAGCTATATCTTGCTCTAAATCTTCTTGCGATGAAAATCTAGTGTTAAAATTTGCCTTTGTTACATTATCCATTTCCGCAAGCCTCGCTTTTATTTTGTGCGTCTGTTAATAGTCTTTTTGCCGTTTCGTGCCTTGTTTCGTTTTCGTGCTTTTCTTCTACACAATACAAGAGTTCTAAATATAATTCCTTACTGCTTTTTTCTGGTATTTCTGTGTCTTTAGTAATTCCAATTACATTATCCATTTTATTCACCTGTTGGTTAAAGTCGCCATATAACAACAAAATCAAAGCGGACTTGCTACGCTGCCCCGTTTATTTAAAAGGTTACGTGTTTAATTCCTACTTACTGTAGATAAACTGGAATTAATTCCCACTTTGTAATTCCTTGTACTCACTATCCCTTGGCTGAAATAATTCAATACCACGCTCTAAACAATAGCTTTCATGCTTACGTAGTGCGTTGAACCTTTCACCCTTTGTTGCTGCCCTCATACCATCCCTGCCGCTTCTAGACCAACTTAACCTATCACCTTGCTCGTCACGCCCTAACCAATGGCAAGTAAACAATAAATGTGCATCATCAGCGTTAAATGGCCTTAGCCCGTGTGGTGTACCGTCTGATTTAATCATTAACGGCATTGTCACGCCGTTTTCAGCCATAAACTTAGCTGTGCTACTCATCCATGCAAACCAAATACGACTCATCGACCACTTGCCTATCTTTGGGCTTTTAGTTTCTATTAGCAACAGCGGTTCTTTTTGTAACTCCTGGTGGATAGATTCTTGGAACTCGTTAAAGTTATTTTTAGAAACCTGGTACTCCATCAATGCAACCTCTCGTTAGTCTCAAAGCTAAATCCACGTTTATACATTTCACTTTCTACGTAAGAGTAATATAAATCAGCGCTATTTAATTCTAGCTGTTTAGTTTGTAGAGCTGTTCGCAATTTTCCGTTTTCACTTTCAATAAAAGATAGCATTTTCTCTAATGCTTTTATTCTCGCTTTATCTGTCATAACGTGCTCCAAAAATTAGAACCTGAAATATAATTATTTATCATCGTATCGAGTTTGCTTATTTTAAACTGCCGGCCCTTTGCGTACTTCGATGATTCACATTGTTTGCAATTTGGCTTATAGCCTTTACTGCCGTTTGTGTAAAACTCACTGTGCCTCTTTTTCTCTTTACAATCTCTGCAAATCTTCATATTGCCAAACCTATCAACTCTAATTTTTTACATGTTTCTGGATTAAACCTACCAACCCTATACAAAGTCTCTACTTCTTTCCTTAGGTTGGTAGGTATATCAGCAATATTTTTAAGTCTTCCGTCATTGAGAAAATTAACAACGTCTTGTACGGTTTGAGGCTGCTCTTCTGAACGCTCCGGTTCTGACTGTATTTCATTTAGCACCCAACTAGCTTTAAAACCTTGCCAGCCATGTTTAGCGGCAATGCTAAGCGCCTTATTAACATCAACACCTTTAGAGTTTAGATCGTGCAAGTGTTTAGTCGCTGAATCTATATAAGCCTGCGTCATGATAACGCTTCTTTTTGATTTTCTAGACCTACATAGCTCATTGAATATTTTAGGATCTGCTGAATTAGGCCACTTTGAAAAATCAAACTCCTCTTTAGTTGATTTAGTTTTTTTATTGTCGGGCTGCGGCACGTCCCAATTATTTAAAGCCCACTGGTTACTATCTTCCCTTAACACTGTGCCGTCATTACATAGAGCTATTAGTGAGTGCGTATCGTTAGTTAGTAGCTGTATTATTTTCCTTTTCATCCTAAAACATCTCCATCTGATCTGTTTCTTTCTTATTTAACTGCTTTACAGTTCTGTACCAGTGACTAACATGCGGCGTAAAACCAAGACCGTACAAACTAAGATCATTATCTAACACAGCCAAAGCAATAGCTTTATAGCTTGGCACTCTCATAGACTCCATTAACCTATCAGAAACCTCATCTGGTATACCGTCAGAGTAGCAACGACCCTCCCACACCTGAATATAGCTTTTTGCTCTCGATATAGCTGTTTTGCCATGTTCGTATTGCTCGCTCTGCTTGTTTATTTGCCAAAAATTTTTGCTCATCGGTTAAAAACCCCCATGCTTTTCTAGTTATGTGTTCAGGGCAATTTATAGCCAAAGCCGCCGCAGCATGGCCAACCCAAGCTTTTTTATTTATAAAGCTATCTGTTAGTGCGTTCTCACAACTTACCGGCCATTCCTTTATTACTCTAAACATATGCCTACCATATAATTCATGATCGCCAGTAAAATCTATAGCTTTTTGCAACCATGATTTCTCATCCTTTACATCACCCCACATATTAAAATTAATTTCTTCCCAATTATTGTATGGATGATATACCCGACTCAATTTCTTCATCGTCTTCCTCAACTTCCCATGAATCTGAAAAATCAGTATTCTGAAACAGAGCCGCCAACCCTGTTATTTGCTTCATTCTTAAAAGCTCATCTGGTGACATGCCTATATGTTGGCATATCCACCTATCGCCCTTACCCATCTCAACAAGCTCTGAAACAATGGTGCTCATCAACTCAATATTGTGACTACCTCTTGCTCTATTATGGCGGATTGTTGACGCCATTCTATTTTCCATCGTTTTATCTAAAACAACACAAGGAAGAACGCCGCCCTCGCGCTCTAATATTCTTTTTGAGTTTTTTAGCGTTAAAAATCTATGAAACCCATCAACAACAACGTACTTGTCATTTTCTTTATCGTAAACAGTCACAACAGGCTGCGTATAACCGTCTTCCCATATTGACGTTTCAAGCAATGCCATTTCTGGTGGTGCCACGCTGTTTGGGTTGTAGTCGTTCGCTGTTACCTTTTCAATAGGCACTGGTATCACATTGTAAACTGGTGATTTGTATTCGGTCATCTTAATTACTCCCATCTAATGAATATGAACCATCTTCTCTGTGTGTTTCTCTTGCGATCAAAGGCGGATTAAACACACAAATTAAAACTGTTTCCTCTATCGCCTCAAACCAATGCGGATCATTATTATTTAACGTGTAAGTCACGCCCGGAGATATGCCGTATTCTTTACCGTCAGTTGCATCTGTTAAAATCGCATATCCAGAAACGCAATAACAAGACTCTAAATGGTTTTTGTAGTGCTGAAAAACCCTTCCAGCTCCAGGCTGTACAACCGTCTTTGTTAATCCAAACCCCATACCGTCAGATTTAAGTATTATTCTATTGCTTTCACCAGCATGAAATTTAACTTTCCTTTCTTTATCTAATGTTTTTACGTTACTTATTAGCATTTTTCTTATCTCCTAGGTTTTTATATTTTTCCATTATTTGCCTTTGCCTAACAGCTTGCTCTTTTGTTGGTTGTAAGCCCATGTATTTGCAAGTGTGGTCATTCTTCAGAATTGTTATAGCAAACCTTTTCCAGCTTGTTACATCACTGTTGTGGCACTTAAGCATATCCAAATGGTCTGGAACCCTACTTATAGCAACCCTATCTAACGTCTTACTTCCGTGAGCTGTCTTTCCGTTTATCCTGAAAGGTATGTTATTTTTCTTTAAATCCTCTATAACCTCACTAGAAAGGCCTCGCCCTACTCTAGCCCAAAACCGTATAGATTGAGCAAAGCGCCGCCTAAAATTTTCAGAGGATTCCTTTGGTAACGTATCAAGTAAAAACTTAGTAAATGACTTCCATGTATGCCCTTTTGGTAATGAAATGCTTTTGTACCCCATTTGCTTCCCGTACGTGGCTATAAAGTTTGCCCCCTGAACCCTTGCACACAATCTAGACCAAATATGCGGATCTATAACCCTATAAAAATTCAGCGATGATTTAGCTTCACTCATAAACGGACTGGCTACACGCATTGAACCAACAGGAATCCCAGCCTTATAAAACACGTCATAAAGCTTATTGTAATCCCATTCGTATTCAGCGTTAGAGCGCCAAACATCGTTACTCATCCAATCATAAATCGGGTAGCAATTGTAAACATGCTCTGTATTTTTCTTTGTCCACATCATACCGCCTTTAGTCTCCTTTCTTTCGTTCAGTATCGCCCTAAAACGATTTAGACTCTCAGAAGTCCTAATACCTATTAAATTGGCGCAAGTCTTACCTTGTGCGTACCATTCAGCGAACCCGTCCCAAAAATGATCGTAGTGCATATCTTCTTCAAAAAAATCAAACTCGTGATTATCGATATTTACCACGTAATCATCAGTGGGCATTTCTCTAATCCACCTGTCTTTATCTCTTTTCCCCCAACACTGCCAATCAATATGATAAGCACTAACAGTGCAAGGTAGCGTGATAGGCATACAGCACCAATAGATGTCAAGCATATCTCTATTATCTCGCATCATGCGGTGCATAAATTCATATGAAAGCTCATAGTTTGCCTCGTTATCCATTATCTGAATACCAAGCTTTTGCTTTATGTTATTAGCTTTCATGTAATCCAAACACAAATTCAACATAACGCCAGAGTCTTTACCCCCAGAAAAGGAAAGGTAAACACGCTCAAAATTATTAAAAACAAAATCTATTCTTTCCCAAGCAGCTTCGAATACATTTTTTTCTGGCTTATAAACTCGCTTCATCATCATTTCCTTTTCCTTAATTACGCATTAACTTTAGTATTTATTAGTTCGTATGTGAAAGAATAAATAGTTATAGGTTTAGGCGCTTTTATTACTCTTTGTTTGTAAGTGAGTTAAAAAATAAGTATCGCCACTAATGCTAATATAGCTAAAGCAATTAATTGTGCTATAGCTTCTAGTATTACCCACTTTATTGGTGTCTTCATCTTGTTTTTCTCTTTCTATTTATCGAAGCTGCCAAGTGATAGCGCCATTAAATTAAACCTAACTTGTTGTTGGTTGAGTAAGATATTTCTTTTGTATTGTTTGATCTTGTCTTTCATTGACCAAACCATGTTTAAATCATTAGCCACCCAAGGGAGTTTTTTATTTAATCTTTTTATCTTTTCTTCCATTTTGAAATTATCCTTGTTTAATCTGTTGTTCCAACCCATTAGTTGTTTCTCTGTTTTCATATTTATAAACCTTTAGGCAATAAGGCCTCTATGACTATTATAAAGAAACCCTTTATTAATAAATCTTGTTCTTACACGAATACAACAAACGATATCAGCAACCTATTTGTTTACTAGTTGGTATTCTAGCCCCTTCCACATTTGAAGCTATATGGAACTTATTTCTTTGTAACGCTGTTTAGACCGTCATGGAGTCTGTTTATTGTATAAAACTATTGTTTACAAAACTTGCGTTTATGCTGAACGGTACTTTTACGATGTATGCCGTAGATATCGGCATTAAGAGAAATGACAAACTTGAGGTAATAAAAAAGGCTTTGTAGAATCCTCTGGTGGCGATAGGTGGGCTAGCCACCTCAGAAAACTCTACAAAACCTTATCTACATATCAGGCCGCCACAGCCGTAATGCCCTTATAGTATATTAAACAACCTTATTATTTGCAACTTTATTTAAGGCACAAAAAAGCCGCATAAGGTAGGGCGGCTTTCTCGGGTTTTATGTCGCTTGGGTAATGAATCCAACCACGACAGGTAAGCTACAGTTTATTTAATAGCCTTGTTATTTGCAAGTGTGTTATAATATAAATTCATACACTGATACCCTTATACCTAACTACGCCAATAGTTAGGTATTTTTTTAAGCTCCTTTAACTAGTTCAGCCCACGGCAATGCCTTATCGCCATACTCAACATCATGAATATCTAGATAAGTAACAATGGCGAATAACAATGAATTAAACTTGGCTATATCAAATTCCTCTGTTCGCACACAATTATAAATCTCTTTTGCTGTATCAGAACAAACAACAGGTGGCTCAAAATTATCGCCTAGAGTTATCACATCTTCCATCTTGCTCTCCTTTATTATTTGCAAGTATTCCTCTTTATAATATTTAAAAGGTCATTATCAATTACTTCTTTTGGGTCTCTAATTTCAATCGTTGTTGTATTCATATTGGTTTTTATGTAATCATCTGGATCGTAACTTTCTGAACCAGTAACACAACTTTTCATGTAATCGTATATTTCATCACTACTAGACCAACTGCAATTATGTATACACTCTGCCATTTCTTCCAATAACTCTAATGTTATTTCAAACTTCATATTACTCTCCATACATTATTTTAAATATAATAGCATCTACCGTAATTACATTGACGCACTCAGTAGGCGTTAAAAATGTAGACTCTCTATGCGTTACTAAATTGCTTGGTAGCCAAGGGTTATGACTTTCTGTCGTGTAAATTAAAGAGTCTATCTTGTTGCGTTCTGGTAGCTTAGTCATAGCTTGCTACCTGTTATCATTTTTAATAGTTTAAGATTATTTACTAACGCCAAGTTGTGATGATAAATATCAACCATGACCAAAGTTAATGCTAGCGTAGTTGCAATACCCGTTTCCAGATACACGAAATACAATAACGCTATATCTATAATAATTATTAATAGTGTTCTCATAATCTAACCCTCTTTTTTAATTAGTTTGTAAGACTTTTCTCGCACTTCAATGTCTGTAAATTGCTTTGACCATTGCTCAAATAATGAATCTCGATCCAATACATCAATAAGCTTTCTTTTTGTAACGGACTTAACTTCAACTAAAACCTGAAAACCAAGCGCATCACATAACGCGTATAGTAGTTTCATTTCTTCACTCATGATTTATCCTTTTCTATCTTGTAAGTTTGATAAGCGACCAAAGAACAAACAATAAAGGCCATTAAGTTCACAGGCCAAACTTTAGTAACAAGAACTAAACCTATTAAGTTCGCTATTGCAAATACAACTAACACATAAAACATTTCATTTTCCTTTCTTTATTGAAGTTTGCTTAAAATTTAACCAATATTAGAGTAACTATTCTAATTAAGAGGTTGTTATGGTTATCGCTCCGGCAAACAAGATGCCGCCGATTCCGCCAGACCCACCAGGTCCGGATCTTGTTTAATTGAACACGCTACGCAATGATAGTTTTTACCTACCTTGTAGCGCGGCTCTTTACGCTCTATTTTCCTACTGCAGTCTTTACAAGGATGCTGCACGTCTGCCGAAGCTTTTAAGTATCGCCAGTGGAATTTAGATTTCACAACAGGCCACTTAGTAAATAATAAACAAACACGCCAGAATAGTAAATTGCAACCATTCCAAGGCAAGTCGATGCCAATAGCCCTATTTGGAATATTGCGTTCCCTACTTTCCTTCTTGTTGCTAGTTTCATTTTGACACCGCCTTTAGTTCGTACCCCATAGAATTTAATATTTCTAATACATGCTTTAGCTTAATTGAGTTATCACCTTTTAACGCTCTGTTAACTATGTCATAGCTCAAACCTGTTTTATCTACTAAAGCCATAACACCATCAATATCATTCTTGGCCATAGCTATTTTAATCACTTCTTTTATTTTCATGCTTGCTGTTTCCTTATGTTAGTTTCGATAATTGTACACTCGCCTTAAAATAAAGTCAATATTTGTTTGACATAAGTTAAATAGTGTATTATTGTTAATTACAGATTCAGACAAAAGGAAATAACAATGAGCGCATATATACAATTACTGGAAGAATACTTGGCAGAAGTCCCGAAAGGTTCCTATGAATATAGTCGTACTTTGGAAGAAATAGAAAAAGAAAAAGCCGCAAACAGTGAAGCCCAGGAGTTAAATTTTAATGATTAACAAGAAGGAGGATGCTTTCTCTGTTGCTTACATTGAAGGCCGTGAAGACATTTTACTAGAAGTGTTAGCAGATATCGAAGAACACAAGTTTGACAGTGTAAGTCAGGTTAAAGGGCTTATCCATATAATGCTAGATGCTATCAAGAAGGCGAAAAAAGATTATGTTTAATATCACTGACGACTGCGCGAACCACCCAAACGCGCCTTGGAATGAAGTGGAGGTTTACCATTGCTTAGAGTGTGGTGAACAAATAACAGAAGATGATGGTGATGCTTGTGACGAATGTTACGAAGAAAGAAAGGAGAATGACGATGATTAATTGGGATGATATAGATTTATGCGAAGGCTGTTTGGACCAGTTCGATATAGCAGATATAAATGACGATGGCTTATGTGAAGCTTGCGCTTATGAGCATGACGCTAAACTTGATGCGTTAACAGATAATGGAGTGGAATAATGGAAAAGTTAATTAAAAGACTGGCTAAAGTACAGGTTGATTTAAAAGCGCCTAAAGGTCAATTTAACAAGTTCGGAAAATATAACTATCGTTCTTGTGAGGATATCTTGGAAGGACTTAAATTAGTTCTTGACGGGCTTGTGGTGACGATTTGTGATGATGTTGTAATGGTTGGCGAAAGAATTTACATAAAGGCAACAGCGAGCGTTACAGACGGCGTAGACACTATTAGTAATTCAGCATTTGCTAGGGAGTCTTTGACCAAGAAAGGTATGGATGATTCGCAAATAACTGGTACTGCTTCGAGTTATGCCAGAAAGTACGCGTTAAACGGCTTGTTTTTAATTGACGATACGAAGGACGCTGATTCAATGGATAATTCAAAGAAGGGCTTGACTATAAAAGACCTAAGAAAAGCTATTGATGATTGTGGATGGCGTGAGGAACAGGTTTTGACTACATTTACCCCAGCGCTAAAATCTTTAAACGAGGTGCAAGATATACAGTCTTGTATTGATTTCTTGCAAGCTAATAAGTTGTATTAAGATGGGTGTATTAAGTGAAAAGCGAGCTGACAGAATAACTGCCAGCGCTGTTGGTGCGATACTTGGCGTTAATCCTTATCAGTCTGCTGATGACCAAATGCGTGTATTGGTCCGCCAATACCATAAGGCTGAAAGAGAATTCAAAGGTAACGAGGCCACTGAGCATGGTCAGAAGTATGAACCTGTAGCAATTGCAGAATATAAAAAAACGTATGGTTGTGAGGTTGAGGAAGATCCAGACTTTGTAATTCATAGGGAGCACGACTGGATAGGATGTACGCCAGACGGACTTATAGGTAAAGATGGCATGATAGAGGTTAAATGCCCTTACTATACAAAAAAACCTTACACTCTAGATGAAAAACCGATGTATCTATATCAAGTATATTTACAGCTTGTTTGTACTGGGCGTATCTGGTGTGACTTTTACGTGTGGACCGATGATAAAATAAGCTGTGAGCGTGTTTACTTTATCAATGCAAAAAAATGGTTCGATGATAACCTAGAGAAGCTTAGGGGTTTTTACGATCATTATTTAGAGATTGTCGAAGATGAAAAATTATCAGCGCCGTACCTTGAAGATAAAGAGATTGATTTAACAAAAGACATGAGCTGGTTTGTTGCTACTGAAAAGTACAAGAGAGCTAAATTAGAAGTGGAACTGGCAACCGAGTTGATGAACGAGCACAAAAAAGAACTGTTAGAGCTGGCCAAAAAGCACGATAAAAAATGCTCAGGTAATGGCGTGATGGCCTTTAAATCAGTAAGAAAAGGCGCTATTGATTACAAGAAAGTACCAGGCGTATCTGACGTCAACCTTGATGATTACCGTAAAAAAGATAGCGTGATATGGTCAGTAAGATAACTAAGTCAGCTAGAGGTGAGTCATGCAGCTTGCGCGTATCGCATAATTGCCAAGATGGTGAAACGGTTGTGTTATGCCATCTTAATTCTAATTATCGCGGCGTTGGCATTAAGTCGCCTGACATATTTGGTGTTTACGGTTGTTATTGGTGCCATCAACTACTGGACACATCAAAGGTTGATTATCAAGACCAGCTTAGAGCGTTGCAAGAAACGCAAATGAAATTAATTGAAAAAGGTTTGTTAATTGAAAAGTGAAAATCAAATACAAGCGGAAGGTATAGCTTATGCTGAAAGTTTAGGTATTGAAATAACCAGAACAAATGCAGGTAAGGTTAAGGTTCGCGGTGGTTGGATGCAGCTTTGTAAAAAAGGCTGGTCAGATGCTACGGGCTATAACCAAGAGGGTAGGATAGTTTTAATTGAATTTAAGGACGAAAAAGCATGGTCAAGCAAAGATTACGGCGCGTCAGAAGATCAGTTAAAAAGGTTAAACGATTGCAAAGAAAAAGGAGGATTATGTGGTATCGCTTGCTGTAACGAACATATTAAACAAATTATCAACGGGGAGTGCATAGGGCTATGAAAAAAGAAACTATTAAATTGACAATATGGCTAGGGTTATCAGTCGGATTGTTTGCTGGTTATGTATACGTGTAAGTTGTTGAGTGTTAGAATTTAATTTTAAATAAAGGAAAATAGTTATGAATATAGATGATTTGACATTAAGACAAGTAAAAGAATTAAACGGTTTATTTGGTCAGCAAACAGCCGAGGCGCAAAATATATTTTCATCAGCTATCGGTAAGTATGTGATCGTCAGGAGTAGGAATGAAGGTATTAATGCAGGTATTTTATCCATCGCTGGTAGTGATGGGTGTATACTTAAAGATGCGATAAGAATCTGGTATCACAAGCCTAAAGATTCAAAAACTGCTTGGTATAAAGGTGTTGCTGTTAGTGGTTTACATTCAGATTCAAAGGTATCTGTTGCTGTTCCAGAAAAATACATAGTAGAGGATTATTCAATAACTGTGTGTAGTGATGTTGCTATGAAATCAATTAAAGAGCATAAACCCAATGAAAGCTGATTCAATAAGAGAAAATTGGAAAGGTTACGGTTCCGGTTCCGGTGACGGTTCCGGTGACGGTTCCGGTTACGGTTCCGGTTAATAATTAAATAGGAGTATAAAATGAGTAAAAATATAGTAGTTAAGACAGGTACAAAGCAAGACGGTAAAGGTATCTATAAAAAAGTAGGCGTAATTATGTCTAATGAAAACGGTGAGTTTGTGCTTTTAGACCCGAACGTAAGTTTATCTGGCCTAATGGCCCAGCAAAACGTTGAACTTTATAATTTAGGTAAGCCGCTAAAGAGTAGCGTTATCGCTTCAATTTTTGAAAACGACAATGACAACTCGCCGCACCAGCAACGCCAAGGCAATCAACAACAAGCGCCAAGACAGCAAGCGCCGCAACAGCCGCCTGCTAACATGAACTTTAATGATGACGTGCCATTTATGCGTTTAGGTGCTTAATCTATGTATCACTTGGTGGTTTAGTTTGAAATTATCAGAGAACTTTAGCAGGCGAGAAATGCGCTGTAAGTGCAATAATTGCGGATTCTCTACTGTTGATATAGAGTTGTTAGAGCTTCTAGAATTGATTAGAGCGCGTTTTGATGCTCCAGTTACGATAACGTCAGGCTGTCGTTGTCGATTACATAACACGGCTGTTGGGGGATTTTTCAGGTCTAAGCATTTAGAAGGTATTGCGGCAGATATTAAAGTAAAAGGCGTATCACCTAAAGAGGTTTATAAATTTGTCGATGGTTATGCTCCCAATAAATATGGGTTAAAAGCTTATAGTAGTTGGACTCATGTTGATGTGCGCCAAGATAAATGGAGAGGATAATGAAAAAAATAATGGTTTTGTGCTTTTCTTTATTTGTTATGGCATGCGGAGATAAAAAGGCCGAAGTTGTTGGCACTCATACAATATGGATTGGGAATAGCATTGCTGCTGCTGGTTATGAGACCAACGGATATAAAAAGGATGATGGTATGATTGAATTTATAGTTCTTTCAACAGGTAAGAAAAAAATAGTTCCAGTATGCAATGTTCACGATATAGATGTAAATACATAAAAAAATAGCCCTAACCAAATGGAAAGGGCTTTATGTAATAGTAGGGAAGGAAATAAAACCTACCATGCTATAATAGGGCTTTTAATTAAAAAGGTAAAGTTATGAAGGTTATTTTAATTTTATTGTGTTTGGTAATGGGTGGTTGTGCTGCGCTTGATACAGTTAAATCTAAAGGTGCTGAAATGTCGGATGCTATGATAGAGTCTAGTTTGTGGAATATCTGTTACGCGGCCTCTGTAGGGTCTGTTAGGCGTAAGTTTAATACACCTGATGATATACGAAGATATAACGAACTATGCAAAGGTGTGGACAATGCTGTTTTGGAACCTTTGGATTAATACATTCCATTATCACGGGCTTTTCCTCCACCAAAAAGCCAAGTAGACCAGAACCAAGTATGCCGCCTAAACCAGCGGCCCTCACTTTTTAATATGTCACTTAATACTTTGGATGCTTGCCAGTTATTACATGGCGTACCATCATCCCAGATACCAAACTCGCAAAGCACATCGTGGCACCACCAACCCTTAGAGTTGATGTCAATAGCGCCTGTGGCACCGTCTGATTTATAACCTTTCGGCACAGTGACTTTTTTATTATACCGTTTGGAATAATAAGTAAATTCACGCTTATTGTAGTAAGTACCGCGTAGTTTGGTCATATAACCCTAAACCAGATTGTTAACTATAGTCGCACCACCAGAATCATCTTGTATACTCCCAGTTCTGCCTGATGATACCAAGTTATTACCCACGACCAAGTTGGCTAGCGCTGTTGCGTCTATAAGTATTCCATACTTTTGCTGATTAGCGCCACCGCCATGTCGTATAACGTTACCAACTACCGTACAATTATCAGACCTTTCTATTAGTATGCCATTGTAAGTGTCGTCTGTGGTCTGGCTGTTGCCCGTGATTATGTTGCAAGATATAGTAGAATCATGACCTTCAAATGACCATATACCATGGGAACCATTTCCAAGTACTTTATTGCCAGTGACTGTTGATATATTAGCGTAAGCTAACTGCATTCCATATACGGTATTGCCCTTAGATAAGTTACCTGTAATTACGCAGCCAAATGTATCGCTAGCGCTTCCACCTATCAGTATTCCACTTTCAGTGTTTGCTATAGTGGTGTTGCCTGTTATGTTAAAATCATTAATTCTGTTAATAAATATTCCGCTCAAGGTGTTATTTTCACACGTATTAGCATCTAAAGTTATATCTTCACACCTTTGTCCGCTGGTTTTATCAACTGCTATCCCATTACCACCATTATCATTACAAGTATTGCCGGACACTAATATATTTGATAAATCAGCCAAAGATTCGTTTGCATCTAAAAAAATCCCGTGATTAGTGCTATCAGATACGTTATTGTCAGTCACGTTTATATTCGCTGTAATAGCTGCAACTGAGTTAGGTACTAAGTCTATCTTGTGGCCACCAGATGCAACCACTATCCCCCTACCCGTTGTGCCTGATACAGTGTTGCCCGTTATTGAACAATTGAGCATTCTTCCTGCAAATATGCCTATATGGTCTGATAAGCTTCCGTTATTTGATACCGTGTTCCCTATTATAGTTATATTTCTTACGGTGCTTATCAATGGTCCCCATGGAGTCACGGCACTTATGCCGCCAATATTATTGTCTTTAACAATGTTATTGCTTACAGTCCAATTTGTTACGTTTTCTTGATAGCCTGCCTCTAAATCTACCCCAGTTTCCGGGTTAGTGCCATTGGCGTTTGCTATAATGTTATTATCTATTAAGCCGCTATCGCCATCCACTACCGATATGTTATTTCTTCGATTGTTATGAATATAATTATCCTTTATAGTGATATTGGAGCTTTGGCCTCCTGAGCCGCCGATATAAACACCGTCCCCCCAACCCTCTGTTAGCTCTAAATCTTTTATTGTTACATTGGTGGCGTTATCTGTCCTAATACACATACCACCCTCACCAGTTCCGCCTGTATGGGTAGTTCGGTCTCCCTTTATCTTGCCGCCACCCTCTATAGTAACGTTAGATACAGAGTCTATATGTATGATCTCATATGTGTCATTGGCATTTGTTATAGCCTCTAAAGTGGATCCTTTTTCTATAATAATCGTAGTATTGCTTAAGGGTTTTATAGATGGCTGCGGATCTATCATGTAACTTGTGGCCGATTTTGGCACAAATACTGTACCGCCTCCTGTTAGGCTGTCACACGCTGCTTGTATTGCTGCCGTATCATCAGTAACACCATCCCCCTTTGCACCAAAGTCTTTTACGTTTACTTCTGTTGATATTGACTGAGAATCAAGCCTGGTTTCGTTCGCGCCTTCGTTTATCACAATATCAAACAAGCCGCCAGCGCTGTAAAAACTAAACTGACCAGGGTTTGAGTCACCTATCGTGTTCGTATTAAAAGGTTGAACTATTGGCGTTGTGCCGCTTACATCTGAAAATATAGCCGCTTCTGTAGCTGTTCCGGCAATATATACTTTAACTGGTGCGCCTTCGTCAGCGTTACCAGTGGTTAATGAGTCCTGCCTAAGTATTGCGGTATTAGTGTATTTTTTCATGTTATTCCTATAAATCAGGGTCCGCTATCACGACAACAGACCATGTTCCAGCCGATAAATTAGATAAAGTTACTCCGTCACTATCCCAAGAACTAATATTGTTACCAGCCACCAATTGCGCTTGGCTGTCAAAATCAATCTGGGAGCTAGTGCCTAGTTGTTTGTCCATAACAATCCATTCATCAGCCGCATCTTGTTTTAAAAATACCGTAGCGCCAGCTTTCCCCGTGGTAATCTTATCTGTTGCTGTACCAGTGGTCACGAAAGTATCGCAATATACGCCAGCCGCCGGATTATGTGCTAACAAATATGCCGTATAATCCCTCACTGTACCGTTCACATTGTCACTCGTACCTAAGCTAAACTCTGTCGTTGTTGGGGTCGCGTTGTTCCATACAGAAGAAAGGCTTCCGCTTGCTGATATAGAGCCAAATCTAAAATAATCACTGCCTGCCATGCCTTTAAACCAGCAAAATAAAGAAGGTGAGGCAACCGGCGCCGCTCCCGTCTCTTGAAAGACAACAATAAAACCGACTTCGTTATTAAGCGAGTGAGCGATCACTCTTGGTGTTGCGTTGCCTGTGTAGTTGACAATATCAAAAAACTTGGCTGTCTTTTTTAGAACTAAGGACCAAATAGTATTACCTGATCCATTGTAAGCTGCTGCCGCCCCTACATCATAACCGTTAAAATTAAACGCGGTTACACCTGTAGCCTCCGCTGTGCTAATAATGCTGGGTACTAAATAGGCGTTTCCAACACCTCTAACAGTATCAACAACCCTCATTGAATCAGTCGTACTGGTGTTAGCTATAAAAACCGCGCCTGTGTTTGTGCTTAAATCCGGCGTTGCTGTAATGCTCTGTGTAGCACCCGTACCAGTAAAGGTTAAATTATCAAACGACTCTGACAGGTTTAAAGTAGTTGTAAAGCTTGTTGCTGTTGATGCGTCACTAACGTTTGTTCTAATACCTTTGTAGCTAGCACACCACCAATATTGAGTACCAGCCCCTAGCTGTTCACCAACAACGTGACTTTCTAAGTCGGATGTTATCCCAGAGTCATAAACTAACGAGGTTAAGCCTGCATCAGAATAGATTTTAAAATTTGAGTATTCATGCGGTGCTGTGCTGCCATTAATAGCGTAAGTTGATGCTATCAGTGTTGGCGTTCTTGAAACGTCTGTCGCTGTATCTGCTGGGCTTGTGTTGGTTGGTTTAGAAACTCGACCATCAGTAGGATCCCAGTTTGTTCCTGTGTCTGAGCTTGGCTGATTACCAGTATTAGATATAACCGCTACATATTCGCGACTGTCTATTTCATCTATACACTTTTCGCCAATATCATAAGTCTTTCCTGACACATAAGGTAATGATGGTCGATCTAAGGCCCACTTATCCAAATTAGCGCTAGGTTCGTTACCTATGTTGGAATCTATTCCCGATATATAGGTTAATCCGTTGACAGTGGATATAGCTGAGTCATTCTTAGAGAATGTAACACCAGCCGCATAAAATTCGTTAAAATCTATTTGCTGCCAATGTGTGCCATCGTCTGTTATCGGATTAAAGCCAACGTTACCATTGATTAATGACTTCCAGAATGTACCGTTACTAGCGGTTACTATGTTGTGTATTTGATAAGTAGAACTGATAGCAAAAGTATCGAATGCTGCAATAGCAATTTCTTGCCCTACTGGGTCACGGTTAAATACCTGTACATCGTTAGCATCTGTTAGTATCTGTTTGGCTAGTCCGCTGTAAAAGCAGTTAGGTAAGCGCCCTTCTGCGTCTAATATAACAGGATGTGTGTTGGCTGTTGTTTCTGCGCTGTCGGCGTAAGTGGTTTTTGGCGTGTTTGTCCCTGTTTCGAAAAAATACATCTTGCCATTTGCTATTGGTTCGCCGCCTTGCGTGTACTGTGGTACTGGATTTATTGATCTAGTCAAAATTATTGCTCCTGCTGTGCTGAGGCTATCGCTGGTACTGAAACAGCCCCAGGTATAACTTTCTCTAAGGTGGTTCTTTGTTTTATTCTTCTTGCTGGGCTTGACTTAACAACAACTCTGCCTGCTGTATCAAAATCTATAAAATCAACCAGCCCACCAACAAGAGGCAACCCCTTTGCTCTATCTTCTAAACTTTTTATTGCTTGTGCGCTTGGGCCTTTACCCAAAGCAGTGCCCCTAACAGGCTCTTTTAGTTTTGCCACGTTCATTAGGTCACGCAAAAATTTCAATTCTTCTGGTTCAAATATAACTTTTAATTTTTCAGTGCCTATTTTGTCTATACTTCTTTGTAGCGCTGCCCTGCTCAATGCCTTGTTGCCTGCTGCATCTTCTGGCCCTATAAACGATTTTATCTTTATGGAATCCAAAACCTCAGCCCTTAGATCGCCCCACGGCGCTAAATCAGAACCACCGTCCGTAGAAAATTGCTTTAATTGCTCTAGGTCTGATGCCCTCCATTTCTTACTATTAACAACGCTATCAACAAAGTCATCAGGGTTAATTTTATTTTCCAAGACATCTCTTACTAAGTTAGCCTTTCTGCTATCAAATTTTGATACTTTGGCTCTAGATAATTTCTTTTCAAAATCAGCCTTCGCCTTCCTAGCTTGATTAAATACGTCCTCACCAGCAACGCTTAGAACATCGTCATCAAGTGCGCTTTTAAAGTCTCGTATTTTTTTACGCCCTATATCGGTTGTTGAGTTAAAGAATGAGTTAATAACCTTCCTAACTTCCTCTGCCGTTTCAACATCAACCTTACCAACTATCTTGAATTTATCATCCATTATTCCACGTTGCTGCAACTCGCCTTTGATAGCCTTTATCAGCCCACCCGTGATAGTGTTGCTTGGTGCGCTCTCTCTTAATGACTTACCTAGCCTATCCATCTTTACGTTTTGAGCTTCTGGTGCTACCTCTCTCGCTACTTTGTATAGATCGCTTATTTGGTTGTCTAGTTCTGTAGATAGATTTACAACCTTATCTATAACTGGTGATCCACTAGTTACAGGCTGACCACCAGTGCCAGCAACAGCTTCATCAAAACGATTTACTAGTAAACCCTCTTGTTGCTCTAAAGCACCCCTAACTAATCCAGATGTTTTGGCTGCTTCCTGCTGTGCTTGAAAGTCTGCCGCCTCTCTTGTTATTTGCGCTCTAGTTGGCGTTACGCCTAATTGTTCAAATTGCGCTGCTCTTGCTGCTTGTTCTGGCAATACTCCTGCTGGTTGCTCTAATAGCTGCTGCTGGGCCTGCTGGTTTAAATCAGCTAGTGTAATACCTGATTCGTCAAGCGCCTCTTGCAAATCTTTTGTCGGAAGTCCTGATTCATCGAATAGGTTACTTACTTGCTTACCCTTTACTCTTCTTACAAGTGCGCCGCCAAGCCTACTAATGATAGGAAAAAGAGCTTCAGCAGTACCAGCGATAGCGCCGCCAATACCTGCCCCTTTAGCGATGCTTTGCCCTGTTCCTGCTGCGATTGCTCCACCTTCTAACCCTCCAACTGTTGCCCCTGCCGCTATTCTAAGAGGCGTTGATGCTATACCACCAGCTGCCACGCCAGGAACTAAAAACGGTAAACTCTGACCTACTGCTCTGCCGCCTATCTGCGTTACCGGTCTTTGTTCTTCAAGCTCTGTTAACCCTTGCTGTACTATCGCTGGTTCTTCGTCAACCAAGCCAACGGCGCGACCTATATCTGTTAAGCCTCTACCTATGCCGATAGCTGTTGACTCAAAAGGGCCTACATCGGACGCTATTTTGCTCAGTAAATCTTGCTTTTGTTGCTGTATCTGCTGTGCTTGTAAGGCTCTAAGCTCTTCAAGTCTTTTCTTTTTGCGTAATGCGTCTAACCTATCTCTATCAGCCATTATTGTTCACCGAATTGTTTTTCTAGCCGCCTTAATTCTTCAGCTTCTTCTGGTGTTAATCCAGAATCAGCATCACCAGAAACCGCTTTTAGTTCCTGTTTTTCTATAAAATCAGCAATAGTGTTACCGGGCTTACCTAAGAATGATGCAGCATCTCGCAAACCTTTCGCTAATTTTGTTTGTGCTTTTTTCTTTCTTTGTAACCATGCTTTTAATGCTTGCGGTTGTAGGTTATCAGGCAATGCTGTGTCCAATGCGAAAGCAAGCTCGCTTTCAGATAGCGCCCCGAAAGTGGTTGAGCCAACAACATCTAAACCCATCCTTTGCCTTATGTTATCAAGCTCAATTGATGCCTCTCTAAAGCTTGGTAGCTTAGAAACTATTGGCCCTGTGTCTGCGCCTTTATCTAGTGCTCGTATCGCGTCACCTATGTTTAGTATTGTAGACCTAACGGTTTTTAAGCCTGTAAAGGCATCCGATGATGCCTTTGAAGCGCTTTTTGCTAATTGTATTCTATTTGCCTTATCAACCTCTATATCAGCTTTTTCTTGTGGCGTAAGCTCATCTAGACCAACTAGCTTTTCAAATCGATTTAGTTGTGATTGTGCTGCTTTTATAGATGCTTGATCACCTGTTTTTTGTGCTGCCCTAAGCTGAGCCTCTAAAACTTGTATTCTTCGCTCTTTCTTTTCCGCTGGGTCTGGTGCAAATAATGGCTGCCCATCCAATGTGTCAGGCAATAACTCACTATCAATACCTAGTTGTACAGTTTTTTGTAATACGTTTTTAGCCGCATCAACTTGACCTTGATTCAACAGTGTACCGATAAAGTCTACGTCTGTAGTATCGCCACCCATTTTAAGTATCTTCTCTTTGCGATCATTAACAAGATTAATAGCATCGCCAATGCGGTCTTGGTTTAGAAAATCTAACCCTTTCTTGGCATCCTCAAAGAAAGCCTTTTGCCTACCCTGTGACAACCCCTCAAACGTTGCTATTGTTCGCTGGGCCAGTGCTGGGTCTAAACCGCTCAATTGTGCAATCATCTGACTTTGCATAGGGTCGAAACCAGCACCCTGTTGGGATATTTGCTTCTGCAAAGCCCTTATTTCGTTTTGTCTTTTTGTTTGCTCAAACAGGTTTGACGCTTGTGTTCCGCCTGCAAAAGCCTTAGCTACATCTAACATTATAAACCCCTTTTACATCATGACCGTTGGCAAACCATCTGGCCGTACATAACCTGTCGCTGGTGTGTTGGTTGCTACGGGCGTTGCCGCTGTTGGTTGCGCTTGTGAAAAAGCATAGCTACTTAATAAATTACTAATTAACTGCTGCTGGTTCTGCCCTTGCTGTTGAGCTAAATTCGCATTAGTCGCGCCACCTTGTAAAGCAATGTTACTCAATTGTGTCCCTTGGCCTGTTTGCAAATTAGAAAGAAGTTGCGCTAATTGCTGCTGTTGCTGTGCGTCAAATTGCCCTGCGCCAGATAATAAATTCGCCACGTTAGCTGCGCCGCCTCCAAGTATATCAGAAATACCAGCGCCTTGCTGTTGTGCTAACTGACTCAAACCTTGCGTAGTTCCTTGAATATTGCTCGCAATATCACGCCCTGCGCCAATTCTAGCTTGTCCAATTTGCTGCCCTGCTGTACCAAATAAATTAGCCGCTTGTTGCCCTGCCGCTTGTTGGAAGCCTGCGCCAGTTTGACCTAATTGGCCAAATAAGCCCCCGAGATTCTGCCTTGCTGCTAGTTGTTGACCACCTAATTGACTTGATAAGTTCGCACCAGCCTGCCCTAATTGACCAGTAGCTTGTGCGCCTTGACCGCCTAATGAACCGATTAAATTCCCTTGCGCCAATGCGCCTTGACCAGCTAATTGTGCCCCTTGACCAGCCGCCTGCAAGCCTTGGCCTGATAACTGCCCTAACTGCTGCTGTTGGTCACGTAAAAATTGCTGTCCTAAACCTGAGCTAAATCTCGCTAGTTCTCTTTGGACTCTGCCGCCACCTAAACCACCCAAAGCGGCCGCTTGATTAATTACACCTAGCTCGCCCTGTTCGCGCAAGAATTTCTGGCCTGGTGATTCTTGAAAATCCGCCAAAGCTTGCGCTTGTGCTTCTGGCCCTAGTGCACCACTCAGTGCTGCTTGTAACTGTTGTGCTTGTTGGCCAGTTTGAGCAAAAGGACTCAACATTCCCTGCCCCTGACTAATGCCTGAGCTTATCGCGCCTAAACCCTGCCTTTGTGCTTGACCTAATTGGTTTTGTATCTGTTGCTGTGTTTGACTTAGTTGCTGTTGTGCTAATTGGTTTTGAGCACCTAAACCAGACAAGCCTTGCTCAAATTGGTTTTGCGCCATGCCGCCGCCAGCTAGTAACGCCTGTAATGCTGATTGCGCACCACCTTGTACAGCATTTAGACTTGCGCCTAATCCGCCCTGTATGGCTTGCTCTGCGCCAGTTAAGCCGTAAGGCGTTTGTACTACTGGTGCCATCGCTGGGTTAGGTTGCTGCATAGCTGCCTGTGTTGGCTGTGGCTTTATACCACCAGTAACCCTTGGTTGGTCTAATTGCATTCCTGTGTTTGGATCAACATATTGGTTTATAACCTGTGGCGGTTGCTGTACGGGCGTAGCTACACCGCTTTGTAAAATAGGGTTTAGCAATGGCTGACCTTGCATTGTTTGTTGTCTTTGTCGCGCCTGTGCTAATGGGTTTAAAGCTACCATTATCTGCCCCCGAATATGTTTCTAAAGTCTGCCATTGGTGCTGGCCCGTTTGGGTCTTGTGGTCTAGGTTCAAATACCGCCGCTTTGTTTGGGATATATTTACCTGCCAAAGGGCTGATTGAACCACCCGAAGCTAGCCCCCCACTTAAACCGTTTTGACCGCCAACTTGCTGCTGTGTGAAGCTAAAATCTAAAGGTTGCGCTTGATACGGCTGAAAACCACTCATATCAACCCGACCGCCTAATATGGAGTTTTGAAACTGTGGCATTCCAGCTAACAACGCCTGCTGTGCTGCTACGTTCCCACCTTGAAACTGTTGCGCCTGTTGCGGTAAAGTCTGGCCAAACACATCAATAGCACTTTGAAAACCTTGTTGTGCTGATTGTTGTGCTTGTGGGAAAAGCCTATTAATATCATCTTGGGCTTGTTGAACGTCTGACTTTACCTGTTGCGCTGCCTTGTCTTGGCCTCTTTTTTGTGCTGCTACTGCCCTTTTTGAAGCGTTTCTTGAAGATATCGCCCCAACGACTGCCGCGCCTGCCATTACTGCTGCTGCTGGCATGCTGTCCCCCTTGTTAATATCCACATATCGTTACGTTTACCATTTTTAAGCCACGCCTGTTTAATTAGTCCGCTTTGTTCAAAACCAAAGTTAAGCAAGAATCTTTTAACGTTCTCGCAAAATACTGGAACATTTGTGTATAGAGTGCTGTTAGGTAGCTTTTCGTTACACCAATTCAACAACCCATCACCAGCCGCTAGAGAATGCTCTCTATGCTCAGGTAATATATGAATATGACAATCATAAGTTCGTCTAAACATTGGCCTAAAATTAGTAACGCCTATCACCACGTCATCCACTACCATACTTACCCAAAACTCGTTTATAACATCAAATTTAAGCGTTTCTAGGTCTGCACCATCTTCGCTAATTGAATCAAATATATGTTCGTTAGTTAGAATATCTATTAACAGGCCAACGTCAAAAGTCCTTTCGATAATCAAATTAAAATCCACCCCTGTTTAGTGTCGCCTGCAATGTCATCGACCTTTTTAATGTATTTAATATTCGAAGCTGTGCCGCTTTCGTCCATGTATTCCTGACCTTTTTTAGCTGACACCACGTTTTCAGGGTTGCCAGTACCAAACAACAAAGCCCTGTCGTTGACTTCGTTGGTTATTGCTATAGTCCACTCTCTGAACACGTAAAACATTGTCATGTTTTGCTCAGTAATGGGCTTTTGGCTGTCTGGTGGTACGATGTTAACTGCCAATTGCATGACCCCTCATATTCGACTCTAGCTTTATTACAGTTGGGTTAACCGGATCTGACATCGTAAACCTAAAACTTGTAAACCTTGGCACCCTACCTAGTCTATACCAGATTAAACGTTGGTCGTATTCACCTATAGCGCCAATACTACGACTTATTTCATCGTTAAATGTTCTATTATCAAAGCTTTGACTCATGTTTATCTTTGGGTCTAGCGTTGTAAAATCACCGCTACCACTTTGAACTGTTAATTCCAAAGCTGAGACCGTCATAACATTACCTTGGTCGCTAAATGGCTGTGTTGTAAATGACCTGTGTATAAGTTCGCCGTATTCTGTGTATAAGTCTGAACTTATACTTCCAATTCGACCATCTATAGTGTCACCGCACAACCTTAATCCGTAAGCTGTTACTATTCCGCTTATCCTTCGACCTATAATTTCCGTCAAGCCTTTGTTGTTTATGATGGTTGACTTTTCCTCGTGCCACCTACCGCTAGTTGTGTTGTAGGCTAGTGTGGTTTTAGGTAGTTTAAAATAAATAAAATAACCACCGTTGGAGCTGTCATTGTGTGAGGTTATTGCGCTTACTTCTGAATCCGTTAAATCGTTTAAAACAACGTCTATAGCTGTTGTGCTTAATTTCTGCACAGAGTTACCAGACAGGGCCCAGATAGCCGGACTTTCGTTAGTGCCACCGCCAACAAATAAAAAAGTATCGCCAGTATCTATCAACGATAAGGGTGCAAATACACCTTTATTTAAGACTAGACCACCCCTAACAAAAGGAAATGCTGCTGGGTCATTCGATGGCGGACTATTGACAAAATCCTCTATTGTTTCACTGCCTGCAATATAAAGTCTGTTTCTATGGACTATCGGCGCTACTATTGTATCAGGGTCGGCTTCTGCGCTACCAAAATCCAAAGCGTTCCAGCTTAACCCGTTATTTGCTGCTGATTTAATGAACTTCTTGGTATCAGTAGTCACCACAAAAAACGAGTCGATAAATACAACGTATTGTGGATTGCCATTTGCTGTAAAATCTGAATCTGTTATTTCTTGGAATGGTGTTCCTGAGCTTTCATCAATGATGTAGCCTTTACCATTAGGTACTAACACCATTAACTGTGTACCATTATCAGCCATACTAACCAATTCGTCACCTGGTATTGTGCCAAGTGTTACTTGTGTGTAAGTGACAACGCCAGCACCATCAACAGACTTATCAGCCCTAACTAGCGTGTCGCCATTAAGAAAATAAGGAAGCCCGTCTTTAACGTGTGATCCTCTATTGGCTTGATTGACTTGGCCAGTCGTTAATATTTGAGCTATCCCATCAACCCCCACCAATGTTTCAGGGCTCAACGCGCCTTGAGCTTGTACGATGTTTGGCCGCCAGTTTATGCACTCTTGATGGCTTATAGGTAAGCTATCAGAGTTATAAAACCCGTTGGCAATTGGCAAGGTTACTCTTGGCATTTATCGCTTCTCTACATCAAAGAATGAATCGAGTTCTGCTGTGATATCATTTGTTGCGTTAACGTTTGCGACTTGTAATTTTACGTAATCATTATTAGCTAGTGTTATGTTGTTTTTTAATCCAAAATAGGCCACATCTCGACCGCCTTGTAAATTGTTTATGACTCGCCTAATTGTTTTTTGATCTTCAAATGTTGTTGTTGCGGCCCTATACACTACAACTTTTAAATCAATTTCATCATTGCTTGTGCTATCTAAAACCAATTCGCCCGTAACTGAGTAGTCTCTAGGCGAATCACCTAAATGCCTAAGCTGTCCGTTAGCTGGTTCATCAAAATGCTGTAAGTCTGCCGTAGTCCACGTACCGTCTAAATCTACAAATACGCCTGCTGTACTTATTGTTGTTGTTACTTCTGATGTGATCATAAGTTCGCCGCCAACAAAGGTGTTATTCAGACCATCATTTGACAGCCATTCACTAGCTAAATCACTGGATGACACATTAGGCGTTAGGTTGGTATCACTAGAGTTAAAAACCCCGTTGCGAGTAATAAAGCAATTTCTAAACTGTAAACTTGAAGGGTTAACAAAGTTACCTGTCACAAAGTCTGTCAGTGAAGCGCTAGCAGGCAAGTCAACATTGATTACACATCTAAACCTAGATGTCATTGAAAAGCCAGCACCAGCCTTAAATAACGTATAGCTACCATCGGTCAAGCCTCTGACAATGGTTGTCTCTATTAAGTAGCCGCCAGCCCATGCACCAGCTAAGGTTAGTTCTGGCATGCCACCAAAGCGACCGTTACCACTTTCCAGCCCTTGCCTATAATTGGTTAGAGCACCAAGACTAGAACAACCGTTAAAATTGACCCTTGCTAGCTCTACTGCGTGAGTGGAGTCAACGTCAGTCAAGTTGTAAACTTGTGAGCCAGTGCCAGTTACTTCAATAGCGACATCTCTCATAAGTAAATCACCGCTTAACGCCGCACCACTTTTAAACATTGTGTAGCTGTTATCGGCACAAATAAGCTTTGATATATTGAAGTCATAACCAGTTATATTTAGACCGCCAACTGGCACCTCAACCTCAACGCCAGTCATGTCAATAACACCATCAATAAAATATTCTTTTGTGCTGTCAAGTGTTCCAGCTAAGTCTGATGACTGTGTGACTACAACCCTATTTGAAAGCCCTGTTGCTGGGTCTACTGTGTTCTGTATCGTGATCGCGTCATTGGTTTTTGTTATAGATATTCCTTGGCCTTCAACTAACGATGCCACTGTTGGTTTAGTTGCTCCAACATCGTCAAATATTGGTGAGCCTGTTACATCTTGCGTTAAATTCAGCCCAACTTCGATACCGTTTTGTGGTGATATTTGAGCTATAACACCTGAACCGCTTTCAATGCTTCTAAACTTGTAACTAGTAGATGTTTCTTTGTACATCACCGGGTTACCAAGTGGCGAACCAACACTAGCCAAGTCAACCGTGATACCTATAGAGCTTTTTACGTCTGCAAACGATACCTTGTAGTTCGTGCCGTTTCGAACAAAATCAAAATAATCTGAGTCCAGCACCGCTGTCTGTGCGTTAAAGCCACTCTTTTTAATACTACTACTCACTAGTATCATCCTCTAGTAATATGTTGCCGTTCTGCTCTGTTAAGATAGTATCTTGTAAGTCAGGGTAGAAATGCCATGTATTGTAAGTTGATTCACTTTCATTGCCTGAGCCAATTGGCAACGTTGCTGGCATGCTTGATTCAACTCTAGCAACGCCTAGCTGATTCATTGCTTTTAGACCTTCGCGAGCATTAAGGATTAAGAATTGATTAGGTTGTACGTCATAAGACGAGCAAAGCTTGACAGCTACGTTGTATATAAGCCCCTCAATCGCTCCCTCTGGTATTGTTATGTCATCAGCTAACGATGTTACCTTTGTGTAGCCTAGATTAACACCACGTGCCGCTAAGGAAGCCATGAACCGATTCATGTATCTAATGCAAGTTTGTGCATCAACAGCTTGAATAGCTTGCTCTGAGCTTTGTACGAGAATTTCTTGAAGGATATCAGATACGACTGATTGTGCGGTTTCCATCACTCAGCCTTTTTTTTAGGTGCTGCTTTCTTCTTGGCTGCTTTCTTCCAACCTAAAGATAATGCGTAATCAAGTGAAGTTTCGTTAACTTCTACTTCTTTTCCGTTTGGTTTTTTAAGTTTGATCATAAATCACCTCTTTTTACCTAAAAAGGCGACCGAAGCCGCCTGATAATTTAGGTTACTGATTAAGGATTACCGAAGCCTTGGCCAGCCATAAACGGGTTAGTAACACCGTAAGCTGGGCGTAGATCGAAACGTACAATCTGTTTGTTTGCCCGTACATCAGAATCTTTCGAGCAACGCATAACCAAACCGTCTTTAGATCGGTAAATGGTATCAGTTGACTGAAGCTTCTTGATATCAACGTAAGCAATAGCAAACGCGTCAGGATGCCAGAACAAGTTAGGTTGGTAAACTGTCGAAGCCGCACCGCCTAGCGTTAGAACATCACCAGCAACGATAGCTGAGTCAGTTGTATTGTAAGCGCCTGATGCTTCATAGATGCCAGGGCCAGTGATAACAATGTTACCCGTGCCCGTACCAGACAATGTAACAGCGCTAACAACCGTACCAGTAAACACGATTTGCGTTCCTGATGCGTCAACAGCGTTGTTTCGTGTTGATAGGTTAAGCCTGTTACGGCCAGTTACCGTAACCGTTTCACCTGCTCGGATTTCAAGGTTAGCGCCAAAGCCACTAACAGCGATAGTCTGTGTCATCGAATCCTTAGCTGTTACATAGGTAACGTCAGGATTAGATGCTACCGCGCCAACTCTATCTGCCGCACTATGAGTAGTGTAGCTAGGCAAAGTTGTCGCTGTAAATACGTCAAAGCCAGCAAAGTTCTGATTAACCATTGCTTGTTGCGTTGCTGTTTGTACTTCTGGATTAACACCTAGTGAGCGTTGTTCAGTAGATAGGGCAACTTGCGAATAAGGGTTTAGGAAGTAATTCCAGCGCTTATTCATTGATACACCAGTTGACTGCATTAAAGCGCCAGCTTCTGCAATCTCGGCCCAACTATCAACACCTTGGCCAACAGTGCCTTGCAGCAAGCCAGCGTTTTTCATTGCGAACTCTGCAAAATCTAATTCCAAGTCAATGACAATGCGGTTAGCAATATCATCAAAGAATCGGTCTGCGTCTGTTCCCATCTCTAAAGCTTGGTCTGCTTCATCGTAATCAACTTCAACAGTAATGTAATCTTGCACTGTTGCCGAAGCCTTACCAGTTACAATTGATTGCGCTGTTGTTGCTGAGATATCACCGTTAGATGTACGAGTCGTCTTGTAATCCGTTGGGCGTTTGATGTCGATAGTATCGCCCGTATTAGGATTAAATGAACCTGAGTAAGTTTGCGAATCTACTTTTTTACTCATCATGCGGTTAGCTTCAAATCGGTCAGCGACCTTCATCATTAGCTTTCGCGTAAAGTTACTTTCAAAATTATTAGCCATGAGTGGCTCCTATTCTATTCAAATTTTGCACCGCCTATATGGTGAAATTGACCTTTGTTTGTATCAACCCCGTTACCTGATAGCCTTTCGGCTGGTGGTGGTGCCTCTGTCGTTTTCGGTTTTAATGCGCTTGCTTTTTGCTTGATACCATCCAAAAATGAACCAACTGCGTAAGGTGACATGCTAGCCAGCTGAAAACCTTCTTGCGGATTAGCCGCTAGATGCTTAGTAATCAACGGACCTTCACTGTCTTTTAATATGTGCATTATCAAATCATCTGATAAACCATACTGTGCAACCGTGTTACCTGCCGCCTGCAATTCATCTTGTTTAACACCAAGTTCGTTAGCCTTAGCCGCGTAAGCTGTAATAGCCTCACTTTGTGCTACTGCCTTAGCTTGCGCCTGTTCTTGTTGTTGACGTTGTTGCTGCTGCAAAAGGACTTGGTTCTCAGCCTCAAATGATGCCTGCTTTCTTATGGCATCTTCTCTGGCCATTGCCTTAACTTCGTAGTCATCATCAAATGGGTCTGGTGCTGGTGGGATATTTCCAACCGTTGCCGCCTGCCGTTCTTGTTCAGCCTTTTGTAACTCTGCCAGCTTTGCCCTTGCTTCGTCTCGCTCGCGCTCTGCCTGTTTTGCTTCAAAATGCTTCTTGTTGATGGCTTTGTTAATAGCTTCTTGCTTTGCTACTTCATCGTCAACTTGCGGTTTTTCTTCGTGCTCCGCTTCACTAGTAGTTGCTAAATCTACCCCATCATTCTGGTTTTCGATTACTGATTGTTCGGTTAAGTCCGATTCAATAGAATCGCTTTGTAGCTCACTCATGATTATCGCCCTTGAAGGTATAGCCGATTGGCTGTGCCAGCTATTAGAAAGGTTAGCTGTAAACCTTGTTTTTGATTATAACACAAACTGTTTTTATAACAAATTAGTCTAATTGTGGTTACAATTGTGCGTTACAATTAAATTTTAATAAGGATTCGATAATGGTTAAATACACAAGAAAGCAAATAAACCAACAAACAGACAGGTTTCGTAAGTCTGAATTTGTCTTGTATGAGGATGTTATAACAGCGCTACAAACTATAGCTGAAAAAGCTATAGAGTGCGGCGCTAGTGAGGAAGAGTTAATAAAATACTTTGATAGTATTAATTAATGTCATTTGCTTGTTCATTGGCTAGCTTTTGATTTTCTCTAATATCTGCTTTTAGGTTTTGGCTAGCTTGTTGTTCAAGTGTTTCTATCTTGATGGCCATATCATTTATGGCTTTCATTACATCTAAATCTATCTTTTGCTGCTCCTGATCTAACTTAGCACCTTCAACACCAAACTTACCTTGTAATGTAGCCTCAAACTGTTGTTGCTGTAGTTGAACCTTGGCCTTATCTATCTGTAACGATGCCTCTTTGTTTTGAGCCTCCAAGGTCTGAGCTTGTGCTTTCTGCATTTCAGCCTGTGCCGCTAACATCATTGCTGGGTCTGCCTGTGGTGGTTGCTGCGCTTGTTGTTGGGCTTGTTGTTGCTCGTCCTCGTTCATCTGGTCGAAAGGAATAACGCCAGACTGTATCAACTGCGCTCGTTTACGCTCTGCCATCACATCCATGCCGGGCGCGTTCATGTTTTTCAACATTACATCAGCACCCATTTGAAGTATTGACGGGTCGATAGCCGCTACATTAATAAACGAATCAACTGTCTCTTTCTGCCTTGACTTGAAAGCATCACCAACCTCACAAACAACATCATACTGACCCATTTTAAGGTTATTAACTTCTACTACTTCACCCGTCTTAGCGTCTAAAATATTGTCGTTAATACTGGCTTGAGATGTTGAGCCGTCCTCGCCTATGATTCTTATTTGTCTTGTTGAATCGTAAACTCTCGGTATAGCATTGATTAATATTTTACCAGTTTGGCAAATGGCGACTTCTTGCGAACTAAAGTATTTTACAGAACCAATATTGCCCTGCTGTATCTGTAGCTCGTTAGCGATACCTGATTGCTGACCGGGAGCATTACCTATCTGAGCGTTGAACTGGTTAGCCGCTGCTGACAAGTCATTGGCTGCTGATATAGCTGTCTGTTCAAGCCCTGGGTTAGTTGTGCCGCCTTGCTGAAAGAACGGTGGTGGCTGACCTTCAACGTGGTTGTAGTCTTGCCACGGGTCAGAGTTGGTGTTGAGCGTAGCTAGTGAACTCTCATTGCCTTTGCGCTGCTCTTTTGTTCCCCAATATTTACCTTTTGGAGCTAATGCCCCTTCTTCAATCTGTCTAGACTTGGCGTAATTATAAACACGCTGGGGGTCTATAAGCTTCTCAACAACACCACGATAAATGATTTTATTGTTTGTTATTTTAAAGTTACCGTAAACAGGCACGACTGGGAGATAATCAAAAACGGTTTTTTGTTCTTCTTTTAACCAATCACCACCATCAAACAGACGACTATAAACACGCCAACTTTTTCTTTTTCTTCTATCTTCTTCCGTTATGCCTTGAGCAGCCAAGTCATCTTTAATCTTTGCGTATTCTTCATTATCACGATAAACCTTGCCGTTTGACATTTTAACAATATCAATACTTACTGGCTTTTTGTATAAGAATCTACCAACAGTTATAAACTCGACCTTATTCCAGTAGGTTTCATAGCTTCGATCTTCACCAACAGAAGTTTTACTCCCCTCAGGAAACTTTTCATCGTATTCTTGCGGTGTTAACGTTTGCAGAACAAAGCAGTATTTAGCATCGCTCATGTCTTGCATTTCTGCGCCAACATCAAACCATACTCTATCGACAAAGTTTGGTATCTTTCTGATAAACAAATCTTGCTCAAATGCGTCCGCATCTACCCAGTCTTGAACAACCTCCCAACCATCAATGCCGCCTGTTATCATAGACCGACTAGCTTGGTTGAATACGTGTTCAGCGTTAGATATATTTCTAATGTTTCTAATAAGCCCGTCTAGCGTCTTAGCTGTATCTTCTGAGCTTTCACCGCCTGATGGTGATACTCTTAATGTGAAGTCAGCATCTTCCATCTCACCAGCTATCTGATCAACAACAGGGTTGCACTTATCAAACGTGTAACGAGGTCGGCCCGTCATTCGTTTAATAACGCTTTGCTCCCACTGACCGTCGCGCTTATCAATAAAGTCGTGACACTCTCTGGTTTTGTCCCTTATATCCTTCTCTGCGCTTTGTGCGGTTTGAAGTAATTGCATAATAGCTGTGTGGTCACCATAATTTATATCATTCATATTATTACCATAGACTGTCGAATTCTATTGCCTGCGTTTCTTGTGCTGGCTCTGGTATTTCTTCACCCATCGCTAAACAATCTGCCATGCCTGGTGAATCAATATCGTATTTGTCTTTCATTTCTTTCTTGCTCATCAATTGTATTTTACCAGTGCCGTTCGCCTTTCTTGGTATTCTGCAAACCTCTGAGCGTAACTTATCTAGTAGCTTAATCTCTGAGTTGATAGAGATGATTGTATCTGGATCAACATATTCTTTCTTTACTACTGCTCTATAGGTGTTATAAAACCTTTGGGCTAATTTCATGTAATACTGTGAACGCTTGTTGAAAAATGTATCGCCGTTTGTCTTAGGCTTATCTTTATTCCCTAAGCTTTGCAACCCGTCATACTTGGCCTTTTTATCCTCGACCTCGTTTGAACCTTTATACATTCTAAGCTCGCACTTAATACCGCTAAAGCTTTCAGCTATCTGCCTACGTAACAACGCGCCCATACCGTCACCGTCCCACACAAACAAATCAGCATTAGAGGCTATCGCTCTACTGGTTGCCTCATCACAACCCTCGTTACCATCCTTAGCAACTATTTCATCGACCTCATGATAGTAAATGCCTTTGCGACAAGCATAACCTTTAGAATCTCCACCTTCGTCCGCTGGGTCATGTGTAGCTATTGTTGCGCCAGTCGGTTTTATACCAAGTTTAATATGGCTATCTATTGCTGCGTCAAACCATGCTTTTTTGATTATTGCTCGTTCAACGGTCTCATTATAGTGGCCATTCCATATATGGTCGTATTCGTCACTGCTTAAATTTTCTTTATCATCCGCCCGTTCTTGCTCTAGTTCCTCAGGGAACCAAGGGTTATCTTGATAATTAACTTGTACTGCCATAATCAAATCATCTTCATACTTTCCAGTTTTGGATAATTCGCTTTCGGCCCTAGATAGATATTTTTTAGCAATAGCATCTTCTCTGCTGTTCCTGTTCATCGTGATCCAAATCTCAGGAGGTGCACTATCATCATTGTTATTCTTTGCGCTACTACGTACAGAAGGAGTTAATACTTTTAAACTCTTTTCGCTAACACTTTCGCCTTCTTCTATCCATAACCTGTTAATACCAGCAATAGATTTTAGGCTTGTTATGTTTCTGGCCAAACCTTTGTAAAATATCTCGCCGCCAGTAGATGATGTTATATTAGTATTTGTTACTTCAAAGCCTTCAACGTCTAACCTGTCTATCTCTTGCTTTAAGCTTTCATGTACTGAGTCATCAATAGAGTTTTGGAACTCCCTTGTTGAGCATATCCTTTCACCGTGGTCGGCGCACATAAGCATGATATCACCAACACCAATGGACTTTCCCGAACCTCGACCACCTACAGCAATCTTAATCCGTTTAGGCTTACTAAGTAGCCATGCTATACCCTCAGGTATTCTTAAGTCTACGTTAGCCATCTTTATTTGTTGTAACTGGGTTAATTACCCATGTATTAATCTGCTTGCCTGCCGATGTAATATCCTGTTTAATCTTCTGACCTTCCTTGCGGTCTATAACCCTGTTAGCTGTGGCCAAGTCACCATCTGTTAGACTAGATTGTATAATTCTTCTAGCCTGCATCACTGGCTGGTTTTTCAATAACTCTTTTCTATGCGAAAAGTCTGGTTTTTTCTCACAGTAATCATATAGAGTTCTGATTGAAATATCAGCATAACAACAAGCCTCCATATCTGTGCAACCCCATGTAAATGCGTCCTCTAGTTTCTGCACCGTCTCTGGTGTCATTTTTGTTGGTCTGCCGCCTTTATCTTTAGTCATATCACTTGGTCCCGAACATAAATTGTTTTAACAAGGTAAAACCGTAAATGTACTGGATCCACCACAAAATGTCTTTGGCGTTGCGTCTATGTACTGACCTACCACTGACCATGTACCAGCTTGGTCTAAATCACCGCTAGATGTAGCATATAACCAGTATTCATTAGCGTTTAATGTTACACTCTCACCGTCTATTGTTACCACTAGCGTACTCGCTGGTGCTGATACTCCGCCAGCTTTATCAACCGTTAGCGTTGTTTGGTCTGGTTTTGTGAAGATAAGCTTTAAATCAGTGTTAGCGCTCATATCATAACCAGCGTTAACTACTATGCTCTTACCTATCTCGCCTACATGTAAAGCCATCTTTATCTCCTAGCAACAGCATAACTTACTATTTACTGCTATGCCTGAATCATCTATTAAGCCGTTAACAGCCGTTGTTGTTGTACCTATTAAGCCGTTCATTGAATCACCAACTGGTTCACCGCTTTGTGATAGTGTGATTATACCACCCACTAAAGTGGCTTGTGTAACATTTACTTGACTAGTCCATTGGATTACTTCTGTTATTAAACCGTTTGTTGCAGAATATTCGGTTATTATTCCGTTTTCTGCAAAATCATCGGCTATTAGTCCTTGGCCTGCCGTTACTTCATCTGTGATTATACCAGAAAAAACAGTATAACAGTCCGCACCTGATACTGGTGGGTCTTCACCGACCTTTGGCCAATACCTACTAGCCCAATATCTAAGATTAAAGTACCTACTAGGAAACATTAACCCGTAGCATCCTTAACAACAGCACTACGATTGCCGGCAGCGTCAACAGTTGCCGTTAGTCTCGCCTTGCTTGCGTCTGGTGCTGTTATCGTCACCGTAGTTGTTGCTGCGCCTGACAGCGTACCATAAGAGGCTGTACCCAATAATTTTAACGTTTCTTCAATTGAGTACCCGTCAACATCACCACTGGCTAAAATATCCGCTGTGCTAATATCATTCAATGCTGTTATTTGTGCTGGTAGCGTTGTCCCTGTATCGATAAGTATAGCATCAACGTTAGCATCAACCGTTGCTAGTGCTGCCGCCGTTGCTGCACTGTCTGTCCCTCTCATATCGGTATTTGTGGTTGTTGTCGTTACTAGAGTAACGTTATCTATTGCTCCGCCCACACTTATTCCTAACGCGCTAAAATTAGTTGGTGCTGAACTTGCTAGAAATGCTGAATCAGTACCACGCATATCTGTGTTTGTTGTTGTTGTGGCTACTGTTGTTACGTTCGCCACTGTATCTGTTGCTGGATCGAAGTAATCAGCACTTGCTAGTGTCCTAGCGTTGAACTCTGATACCGTTGGAACATCTGCTATATCTGCACTTACACTCGCCCCTGCTGGTGCCCCTAGTCTTGCAAATGAATCGCCTGTTTGTGCTGTGCCGCCTAAATTATTAAACGTACCAGTGTAAATAGCATCATAAGCTGTAGTTGTTAACACATTATAAGTTTTAAAGTAAGGTAATGCGCCAGAAACTGTAACCTGAAATTCAAGTATAGTAGCTGTGTTTGTGTCTGTTGCGTCAAGAGTTGTTGAATACCACCCGTCAACGTCATGGGTAGCATTGCCTGTTGTGTTTTTTTGTGCGAATGCGCCACCGTCTTTGGATATCTGCATATCTGCTTGCGCTATTGTCAACGCTGTTTCTGGTGTTATGCCGTCCGTAGAGTCCAAAAACGGCCCGAACCTTATAACCTGTGATGTGCTTTGTCTTAAATCAGCCATTTCTTAGCCTCGAATAGTAATATTGTAATATCGGTATTGTTGGACCGCTTCCGCTATCAACCCAAGCTGAACTCGTCCCCCAGCTTGAGCTAGTGTAGTTATCATCTAATGCCGCTATTCTGTCAGCGCTTATTTCATCAGTGTAAAATCTAGACTCCCACATTTGTTGTTCGCTGTAACCGTCTATAGTGCCAAAATCATCTGTTTTAGCCCCAACATGAGTATCTACCGCTGCCGTTGTGCGTGTTGCCGATATTGTAATATTAGAGCCAACTTGTGAGCCATTTGCATAGAACTTTAACGTTGTACCATTAATTGTAGCCCACACTTTGGTTCTGCTGCTGATAGTAATTGATGAACTGTTATAAGCAGAAATACCAAATAAACTAAACCTTAATCTAGTGTTGGCTGCGTCATACCTAAGGGCGAAACCATCATTAGTACCGCCACGTTTCCAAAAATAATAACTTTGGTTTGCATCAGTCGGGTCCGCATCAGCATATAGGCTAAATATAGACTGTAACCTAGTAGCTGTAGAATCTGGAACATCTACCCTGTCATTTGTTCCGTCAAAATCTAACGACTCACCATCTGAGGTGGGCGAGCCGGACGTTGTTGGCGATGTTTTTCCGGACGCATCTACCGCCGATGCCGTATCGTACTGTAATGAGTATTCAGTATTTGAATATACCGCATCTCTACCGTATGTTGAACCGACCGCTGGCTGACTTGTTTGCACAGTATCAGCCTCTAGATAAACTGTAGCACCTGTTGACGCATCTAATTTTATTCTTACATCTGCCGATGGTGTTCCAGAACTTACAAATTCTTTGATGTGTAATGGTAGCTGAACCGCTTTTGTATCGTCCTCATAAGCAATCATATCGCCGCCGCCATTTGCGAAAGCGTTAGCGGTTCCGTCAATTGATGCTGCTGGAAAATCAGCCGTTTTTAGCTGTAGTATATAATCTGTATGACTACCAGTTATTGTCGGTAGTGTTTTAGTGAATCCGTAAGCCATTTATAGACCTAGCGTAGTCCGTAGCATTTGAACAAACTGAGCCTTTTTAGTATCTAGTTCTGCCTGCTTTTCAGCTTCTACGCTTTCGCGCAAGCTTGTATGAGTCCCAACCCACGCTGCAAGCTGTGAGTTTATGCGCTGTGCGTCAGACTTTAATTGTTTGTACTGACTTCTGTTATTTTCTGCCGTGATTTCATCTTCAAATTTCATTACACACCCTTAATTGCTAGTATAACCGCTGCTGCTGTTAATATGATCGCGCCTGACATGCCTAATAGCTTTCTGTTAAGCCCTGCCATTAATTTAATTACCGTCCTATTTTCGACAACTTCGTCATGCGTAGCCCTGAGTAACTGGTCTTGTTTGTCTATTCGTTTTATTAGCCTTTCATGATCACGACTTTGGACTTGAGTTTGAGTGGTATTCTCTGTAATAGCCCTCGTACAGTTTTTTATCTCTGTAACAACGTCCGTTAGCTGCTTGGCATTCGCTTCTTGCGTACTCACCATGACAGCCATTTGCTTTTCTAAGCTTATTACTCTTTGCTCCACTTTTAACAACCTTTCTTGATATCATAACGATTGAACAAGCAACGTATAGCATTATAACGACTAAAATAGTCGATAGTATGATCCTTAAATCCATTTCTAGTCCCAAACAGTGCAAACATCGCATCAATCACTAAGTTTGAATTTTGAACATAATTATAACACGTTATGAGAATATTTGAATCTATAGACATCATAAGCGACATCAAACCATCTAAACCCATCATTAACACCAACCAGCAACAGTAAAGCAACGCTGATATTTTTTTAAATCTCATGTAAATAACAGCGGCGTAAACAACAAATAAAAACGTAAAAGCCATTGTGTATAAGTATTCTAAGTTCCATTCTTTAAAGCTTGTATAGATTATGCTGTCGAATTGAATGCCGTACTGTGAAGCGGTTAAAAGCATGTAGGATATGTAGTAGATTATTATTAAAATCAACAAGTGGCGTGACTTGCAGAATAAATAAAGCGCCAATAAAAAAATTAGCGCCATATAGTTTTCAATCATTTTTTAGGTTTTGGCTTTGGTGTATGGGTTTTCTTCTTGCCGCCACCTGTAACTTTTTTAACCATTTTTTAAATCTCCTTGTTTGAAATAATTACTATACCACAATTACCTTTTCTTATCTCCGCGCTTCTATCCGTTATTTAGTAAACCTGTAGACGATGATCGTTGTATTCGATAAAGCAAAACGGGTAATTCATGTATTCCTTTGCTTTTTCAATTGCATCATCAAGTGTCATTGGCTCACTAATGTATTTAATGTTTTCATCGTCGGAATAGCCTCTTTCATATTTTCCAGCTATTACTGTGAAATCTTTGCTTTCCATAATTACGCTGCCTCATCTCCGTCAAAACAATCGCATGGCATTTCCCAATCTCGATCAAACCCGTTGAACATATCAATTTGACTTAGTACTTCCGACCACGCGAACCTTCGCCCCAAACCCTTTACGCTGATTAACTCTGCGTTTGCTTCCATTGCCAAAGCTCTATTTGCTAACTCAGGATAGTTTTCATTTAGTTGGCGTATTTCTTTAATTTTCGAAGCAGGGCAGAAGAAACAAGCAGATTTACCTGGTTGTGATAAACCAACTCTCTTGATGGCCGCAATACAATCATCACGATCCCAGCCCCAATCGAACAATGGATATTCATACGTATACTTTTTATCTTTATGCTCAATTTCACGACCACGATTAACGCGTCGCTCCTCATGTACGTCATAGCCAATATACTTAACTACTTTATTATCTAGCTTCCAAACCGCCTTGCATGGTTCATGGTTGTTGCAGAATTTGTCTTGTGGTGCGACTTTGAATTTAAGCGAGCAACTTTTAAATCCATAAGCCAAGCTAGGTAGCATCTTTTTATTCAAACAAAGCTGCTCTAATGTCATTGCATCACCATGTAGATCAACCTTTTTCACTGTGATGATTTGCGGCCACCCAATCGAAAACAACCAATTGTTAACCTGGGTTATATGTTGATAGGTGTGTGGCTTTTCTCCACCTGTATCAGCAAACAAAAGAAGATCAGGCTTAATACCTCGCTCATACATTCCAACAAGCATTGCTGTTGAATTAGTGCCACCACCAAAGGCAATAGCGATAAACTTTGGTTGTGCAAATTGAATCCAAAGTGCTGATTGTGATGTTTCTTCTTTTTCATTAATCACTGGTTCGCCTCCGCGCTTCTATCTGTTGTTTTGAGTCGTCAGACTCGTCAAAACCTTCTTCACCATTTTCATATGCTGAATAGGCGGCACTAGCTAGCATTTGATGAAAAGGCGTTCGACCATTTTCTTCTTCGTGCGAGATTTCATGTTTGATCGCAAAAACTGCTTTTTCAGGTTCAGTGATAACTAAATCAGTATCTAACTCGATTGAGCGCTGGAAAGCATCAAGGCCGATAGAGATAATTAACTGACCATCCTTAATCTGAAATTTAGCGTTTTGATTTCTTTTACTCATGCTAACCCCCTTAGTTCTTCTGACTGCTGGTCGCTATAACAGCCATAACATTGCCCATGAAATCTATTGCAGACTGGTGTGGCATAGTCCGGCCAAACACTTCCGCAATAGCGCGTCCATCTTTTAATTTTGCTTAGTCTGATTTTATTGCGTTTGCTGTACCATCTAGCCATGTTTCAATTTCGCCTTTCTAAATGTTTAAACAAGTGGCACTGTAGTTTGCCGTGTCTTCGTCAAAATCAGCTTCACCAGCAAAAGCGTAAGTACCCGGCTCGGTTGGTACATCATCTAAATGGCAATCAACCCAATCTTCAAAACCTAAATGGTCGATATCATTTTTTACGCATTCGCATTTTTCAGGTGCGCCGTGAGGTGGATCAACAAATTCTTCTTTCAACTGCATTAAGGCAAAACCTGTAATACCAACAGCCACTTCCATTGCAAAATCTACGTATACTTTCATGTTAAAATTCCAAAGTTGTTGAATGCCAACAGTCCCAAAATTCTTTAGGTGCTGTCCAAGAATCCCATTTGCGTTTACCGAATAATTTAAACTTAACGCCTTTTTTAGAGATAAAAACTAATTCCATCGTGAAACCTCTCTCAGTTAATTTGTTTAACTTTGATTTTTTGGTATTGAGCACAAACGCCTTTCGGCTTAACTCTGAACATATAGCAATGCCCTTCATCGTTGTGCTGCTTGTGTTTACATGTATTGCAGTTGCTTAATCTCATGCTCAACCTCTATCTACTCTTTTGGTTCAATCAACGTATGTTCGGCGCTGCCTTACCATTCAATTCTTGATTTACCGTCATTGAGTTTTAACTTTCCTGACAAGCAGTAATTCACACAGCTAATTACGCTATTTTCGTGTAGCCCATCAGGATCAAACGAGGCGCTTTGTAATTGGCCGTTGCATTTAGGGCATTTCATAAACCCAATTTTACGGTGATAAACTGTAGCCATAGCTAAACCTCTATCTGTTATTTTGTTAACAATGACCACTAAGGCCATGTAATGTAATATCGCTCGCTTCTTCTCTAGCCTTTTTTTCGTTGCAGCAAGAGCAAAGATAGCGGCGTTTATACCCGAAAAAATCAGACTTGCAAGTAGGGCAAGTATGCGTGTAGATACCGCTACCAAATTCTTCCGCTTCAACTTCGTGGTAGTTACCTTTTGCGGGAATCCCCGATAATGATTTATCATAAATGCTCATTATTTCCACGCCCTTCTATCGGTTAAACGGTTGCGTTTGACCGCTTGTACTTGGCTTTAAGAAACTGCTTATTAGTTCTGGCTAACTTCTTAGCACTTTTCTTAGTGCGCTTATGATTTTTAGCTTTCGTTTGTTTTGGCATACCAAAGCTTTCAGTAAGGTCTGCTTGTTGTTTTGCAAAACGTTTGGCTAATTCTTCATCGCTAGGCGTTTCGATTGGAAAGCCCAATAAATCTTGTGCTTGTTGCATTATGCTTCTCCTTTAGATGCTGGGATGAATTCACCACCTTCAAATCGTTTGACGGTTTCTTTCATCCACTCAATTGCTGTAGCTCGTTCAGTGTTGCCAATATAATCAGCGATTCTTTCTTGCTCACCCATCGGTGACACGTTCAAAAAGAACCCCATCTTTTCGCCATAGATCCGCTTTAATTTCTTATCCACCATTTTTGCGACTTCTCGCAATTGTGCTTCTTGAGCTAGTGTTGCCACGTTATGTCCTCCCGAACATGTATCTGTTAATCTGGTAAGTTGTTTATCCAGTTTTCATTGCTTTTTTTACGTTTGTTGAATTCGACTGTATTCATAACTTCAACAATCCGATCTAATTCTTTTTCTGACTCTGGCTCAAAATGACC